CGCGAAAGACGCAGCTCGAGGAAGTTGCACGTAAATCTGGAATTCAGGGATACGTGGGACCTATTATGAGTTATGACGATCGCCTCGCATGGTACCGTGAGAAGTTCGACCTGTAGGTCGACTTCGATGGCCCGCCCTGGGGGCCTTGTACCTTGGGCCACCGCAATTATGTGGTGGATAAGCTAAAAATATTTGTTTGTGTTTGATTAACGCACGAATTGCTAGGTTCTGCATTACCTAGAATTTGTGGACAGCTACACAAATAGTCATTGTATATATTGTTATTTAGCAATGGGGTGACGCCCGATAAAATAGCACTGTCATGTTGTCGATTGATGTACCGCACATGATATTCATAAATTTACATTACTTATCTTCATACTATTATGGAGGGCGTGGACCTCAATAAAAACCACGAATTTGATACCGCTTTGCGGAACATCCATCGCGTAGAGTCTTTCGACGAGTTGGATGAGGTGAAAGTCCTCAAAAGCCGTAACAAGGAACTGAAAGACAAATTGGCTAAGAAATACCGTCATGTCAAGCAATTGGAAAGGAGAATTGCATCGTTGGAGGGTATGGTCATGATTTCACAATCCGGTGTTGTTTCAGATTCACAACCTGCACCAGGCACCACAGAGACGGAAATGGCTTCTATGTCAACGGAGCAAATTACGTCTTTTGCTGATCAGGATGCTGGTTGGACAACTGAAAAAGTTGGAATGTACGAACCCACCATGGATTTGGCAAACAATAACGATAGTGAACTTGGGAATTTTCTCAAGCGACCACTTCGTGAGTCTGCTCAAACATGGTTGGTTGGTCAACCGTTTTTCTATAAGTTTAACCCCTGGACAGCGTTTTGTGAAAACGAATTCATTCGCGACAAGATTAAGAATTATGAATTGCTTAGAATGAAGCTGCATGTCAAAATGGTAATTTCGGGAACGAAATTTCACTATGGACGTTCATTGGTATCTTACAATCCTTACACGGATGGAGATGCGGTCACTGTTGATCGTAATTTCATCTCGCAGGATTTGATTCAAGCTTCACAAAAGCCTCATTTCTTCTGAACCCTACCAAAAATACGGGTGGTGAACTTTGTTTACCATTCTTTTGGCCCGAAAACTACCTGAGCATTCCTAATGCTGATTGGTCAGATATGGGTGATGTTGTGATTTCGTCATTCGGAAATCTACTCCATGCAAATGGAGGAAATGATCCAGTGACTATCACTACTTACATCTGGGCAGAAGACATTGTGCTCACTATTCCTACTTCTTCTGATCCTCCTCTAGTTTCACAGAGTGGACGTAGAGGCGGACGTATGTCAACTGGTGATTCCAAAAATAGCATCAATTCGCGTGACGAATATGGTCAAGGAATCATTTCGAAGCCAGCTTCTGCTGTTGCTAAAGCCGCTGGTGCATTAACTTCACTTCCAATAATTGGTCCTTACATGAGGGCCACGGAAATTGGAGCGAATGCTACTAGCAGGATTGCGCAACTGTTTGGTTATTCTAGACCAAATATCATCACAGATATTCAACAGTTTAAGCCATTGCCTACGGGTAATTTAGCTAACACTGATGCTGCTGATGGAGCAATGAAGCTTACTTTGGACAGTAAGGCTGAATTAACTGTCGATTCGCGTACAGTTGGTTTAGATGGCACAGATGAAATGGGAATTTCTGATTATGTCAAAAGGGAGTCATATTTGACTCAGTTTGATTGGGCACCTGATGCTAATCCAGATACATTATTATGGAACACACGTGTGTTACCAATGCAACTGGATAATATTCAGGGTGAAATTCACATGACACCTTTGGCGCATATGGCAACTGTTTTCGAACGTTGGCAGGGATCATTGAAATTTCGATTTCAAATTGTCAAGAGTGATTTCCACAAAGGTCGTATTTTGGCCAGGTGGGACCCCAATCAGTTTACCTCAGCAGTTGATTACAATACCAACTATTCACGAGTTATTGATATTGCCGAAACAGATGATTTTGAAATTGTTGTCGGCTGGGGACAAAAGAACCCATGGAAAGAATGTGGCACGCCATATGATTCAGGATCCAATTTTTCAGATACTCAACGTTTGTTGTCTACAGGCAATCAAGCGAACGGTATTTTGGAGTTGGTGGTGCTCAATGACTTGGTTTGTCCAAGTATTGATTCGCCTATCAGTGTTAATGTGTTTGTGTCGGCTTGCGACGATTTTAAGCTTGCTGCACCCAAAAATTCTGATTTATCCAGTTATCATTTATGGCCTGAGCCTGTTGTTGCTCAATCGTCCATTGAGGAAGATTTGAGAGAAGCTGACGAGATTTTAGAATCACAAAGTTCCGCGCCAAATGTGGAAACTGGTGATTCGACTATGTCAGACAAGCCAACATCTTCTGGAGAATTGATGACAATTGCAAAGGAATCAGATCAGGAGGACGCTACGTACATTGTGTACTATGGTGATCCCCCTTGCTCTATTCGCGAACTTTGCAAGCGTTATGTCTACACAAGGTTTTGGTACCCAACTACAGCCAGTGCAAATGCGATTCGTATCAATGGATTGCGTAACAAAAATGCACCGTATCATACAGGATATGATCCAAATGGTATTGATGTGGCACAAGATGCGACTACACCGCTCACGGTAGGCCCTACGGCTTATCATTCGTGGTTTACTCCAGCTTATGCCGGTGTTCGAGGAGCATACAGGAAGAAGTATTTCTTTTCTGCACCTTCAACACGTCAAACACCAATGGTGAGTCGAGACAAGTTCCAGGGATCATCTAATGGAACTTTTTTCAATTCTGAGGTATTGTTAGCTTCTGGACAAGCAGTTATTCAGAAGTATTTGTCGTCAAGGTGGAATAACCTTTCCGGTAACGGAAGTGCCGCCACCAATTTGGGTATTAACAACACTCTAGAGGTTGAATTGCCGTATTATCAACCAAAACGTTTTTCTAAAGCACGTGCTATCGGAGCGCAAGCATTGGATTGTAATTCACACAATGTCAGGACTACTGACGTGAATGCACCCGATTTCTTTGCTAATCCGCAGCAATACACTACGGCGTACCAACAGCACGATGCTGTTGGTGAGGACTTTTCGTTGTTCTTTTTCACAGGTGTACCGATTTATTATCAGTATACTTTGGATGAGACTTCGTAAAGTTGTTTATACATTACATTACATAATTTATATTTATTTCACAGGATTTATTTCGTAAGAATCCGACCTGTGATCTTATTTAGGATTCGATTAACGACCGCACAATCATGGAAACATGAGTGTGGGAGTAATCTTGGAGCTGACCTCCAAGTGTGGCGCTTACGCGTCACGAGACTATTCTAACTCTTTTGTAAGGGTTGACCTAGGTATTTTTACCTCGAGATTAGTCTCGAGGCTTTTAGCTTAGGTCAGGCCTTTAAGAGTCAGACAGTCTCGCCTGTACATAAAGTCAAAC